ACTCTGCCGTAACCATAGCTGTGTACTGTTCCTCTGCAGCCTCAAGGGCATTTGCTTCTCTCTCTGCTTCGTTCTTGCCAGTTCTATTTGACTTGTAGACTTTCTTATACTTTCCTTCGCATATCTTATAATATGCCCTAGACATGCCGGCGAATCTCGTGACTCTTCCGTAGACATTTGAAGTTCTAGCAACCAAGGAAGCTAGGTCAGCTAAAGTCATGTCTACTGCATCTGACTCTGGTATGTTAACAAAGTATTGTTCCGAAGAAGAGCCAGATCCATAAGCGTCTAGTATCTCTGTTATTTGCGGACTTAAGAATTCTGATAATAAATCATTAAGTTTTTCTATTGATTGAAGGTTCATTAATCTTCCAGTTTAAATATAGAAACTAAATCTTCCATGTTGTTCTCTATTATAGCATCTTTTATCTTGAGCTTGACCTTTGATATGTGATCTCTTACTGTATTTGGATGTTCAGTAATGACTTGGGCAATCTCTGAAGACTTCATGCTATCAACATATCTCCACTTTATCAACTGTCTTTCTTGAACAGTCAGATGATCATATGGAGGATAGCAATCTTGACCAAGAACCCAAAGCTCATTTACCTCTTGCGTTCCCAGCATCTGATCTATGGTATACTCAACTGGCGGAGCCTTGAATCCAGGTTGAGCTTCTTCGTCCTCTTCTGAATTATCATCATCAGCTAATAATGGAAAAGTCTTTCTTCCAAGTTGATCAATTAAAAATGTATCAACATTCTTCTTTAACAGGTAAAAGAAATAACTGTACAAAAATCCACTAAATGGAATAGGACCCTTTTCTGAATCCCTTCTTTGGTATCTAGTTATGCACTGAAAGAATGTCATATTTACAGTTTGCCTGACATCCTCTTCGTCTCCATATCTTTTTGCCATATAGGTAATGCCGTCGTAGACATTCGTTTACGTGCTTATAGCCGGCTTGATTAAGTTGATTTTTCATCAAGTTAAATCTAACAAAGTTATCTTTAACAAATAATGAAGTAAACCTTCTGATGTCATAGTCGGATAAATTATATTTTCCGTAATACAACATTGTTACGTACTTTGTTAGGAAATTATTAAACACTTTTAATAATTCATATTGAGCGTTAGATTGACCTTTTTTAGCTTTAGCTATTAAGTCCTGCATCTCTTCTTCGCTCAAAGAGTAGTATTGCTCTTTGTAGGATGCCATTATTTTCCTTCCCAGCAGGGTATCTTATCTGCATAAAAATTTCTTATATCCTCGTAGTAAACAACATACGGTATTTCTATTTCTGCTGCGAACTTTTTGGCTTCGCTGGAGTACTTACTTATTATGAATGTTAGTTTACTGAATTCTTCTGCGTAATATCTTTTAAATCTCTTAAGTTTTATTTTGCTTTTATCATCTAGGTAACCCTTGAGCTCAATCCACTCTGAAGATTTTTGTATATAAAAATCAGGAGTATAAGCTTTTGTGCCTTTTTTAATTGGAAATGGAAATACAACTGGTTCAAAATCAAAATTGATCTTGTACGCATTAAGTATCCTTGCAAAGTTTGCTTCCCAATTTGACCTCAGGTTAATTCCAAGATCTGGCCTGTATCCGGACTTAGTATTTTTATACGCATTTCCTTTGGTCGAAGTTGTTTTCTTGTTTTCATCCTCTAGAATATGCAGATCAATGTAGTCATTCTTGAGCTTGGAAAAATTAGGATGTTTTTTAAGCTTAGATCTCTCCAAAAAAAAGTTTTCTGGAGTTGTTATTTGGTAATCCTTCATGGTAACCTCAAGGTCTACTAGATGTTATTAATATTATACTTTACAACAAATAAAAATACAAAAAAAATCCAACCAACAGGTTGCAAACCAAGGAGATAGATGGTATTATGGCCACTATGAACACATTAAACACAATCATCAACAGCATCAGTCAGAATATCAACGAGAACGTCATTGAGGGACTCTCTCAGGTTGGTTTCAGCCACAAGGAAGCTACAAAGCTTGTGGTAGAGAACAGCTTCTCCCTCGCTGACGACGCAATGGAGAACCCAGTAGAATCATTCTAACTGAGCTTTTGAGCTTAAATATATTGGCCAGGGCATTAAGCCCTGGCTTTTATATTTTACCCATTCTTTTTAATCTCGCAACACCAGTTGGACAAGCTCTGGATTTAGCGTGGTCGCAGAACGTGCAGTTTCTTTCATTGGATGTTGGCAAGAAAGAGTTATCGTCAATTACCTGATTGATCTTTTCAAGCAGAGAAACTTTTACCTGTTCAATATCTTCCTTCGTAAAGGTATGGGCTTTTCTTCTACCCGATCTTAGGTAGTAAAGTTCCGCTCTAATGTCTTTATCTGGAAAAGCAAGTGACACGGCTAGTGCATAAATGCCTAGCTGAAGGTTTGTTGGGACTTCTTTTTGTGTTACTTCCCATTTTCCGAGTTTTATAGTCGATGATATTTATCGTATTGTCATCATAAAAATCTATTCTATCTATGAATCCATTAACAAGATAGTTACCTATAACAAAACTAAAGCCAAATTCTTTGTCATATATATCAAACGAATCTTCATAGTGCTTGTCATAGAACTCATTAAGAATCTCGGATCCAACAGAAATTAAATTCTCCGGTATATTGCCAGTTGGATCGTAGCTTTCTTTTTGCTTTACATACTCTTCTTGCAGTTGCTCAAGATTCAGTTCAGACTTATTATCTAAACACTCTTCCAAAACAGAGTGTACTATGTTCCCAAGAACTGCTGCATCATTGAAAGTTCTTGGCTCTTTTTGTATGTAACTATAAAAATATTTAGCTGGACACATCTTGTAAGTATCAAGCCTTGAATAAGAAAAGTCAGTAAGACACAACTTCTCCAGTGGATCTAAATCTTGTATTGATCTAACTTTAATCTTGGTCATTATTTCTTTCTGGGTCATAAACTAAATTACCATCTTTGTCATATTCTCTACCAATTTGATCAATAGTGTGCCAATTAAACTTATTTAAATAGCATCCGTCGCCTACTGGCATCCATCCTGTTTCTGCAATTTCCATGAAATCATCATTATTAAATATCGACATATTCATCTCCAATTTTAATCTTACACTTACTAAGATCTTCTATATTTAGATAGTAGTGAAGTATGGTGTAAATATCTTTTAATTCTTGAGCAGAAGCATAAAGGCCAACTACTCCACTTTGTAAAAAGAATTTATCCGGAATTGCATTCTCTGTCTCTGCGTACTCTATTAGAGTGGCAGAACCTTTTGTAATTCTTCCTGATTCTGAAATCATATTAAATTAATCCTCGACTATAGTTATGGGGTTCCAATTTGGGTCATTGAGCTTTTCTCTCATGTCTCTAACATAAGAGTCCCAATCTCTTTCATCTTCTGATTTTTTCTCATAGGTAACCTTACCTTTGAACGGATTTGACTTGAACCTAGTGATAATTATTCTACCCTCTTGAGTTCTCCATCTAAGAACACCATTTTTGCAGTCGCAGAAATCATCTGGGTGTGGAAGAATTTTTAAGTTTGGATCATACCTACCACTACAGTCTCCGCACTTACTGTATCTACCCTTGTCTTGGCATCTGTTGCACGAGGAACAGAATACCCAGCAAGGTTTATGCGTTGGATTTATTGTTACCTGACTAATCATTCTTTATCCTAAATTAATTATTGATTGTAATTTATCTTCTATTTTTAGAGAAGTAGTTTTATTAAATCTAAAACTATACTTCTTGATTCCATCTGTCATTTCTAAAAATACAGTGGAAGCGCCATTTGTTGCATTAATTATATCATATATAGATTGTATGTTTTCATTAGATACCATTGAATCAGCTTTTAAAATTATAGGTCTACTACCAGTAAGTATTGCGCTATCTATTTTTTCGCAGGATGTATAAATTAATTTAACAGTAGAAGCTTCTTCGTCTCCCTCTTTGGAAACAGTGCCGTTAAATATTACGATGTCTCCTTCTGAAAAGAAATCATCTTCCATTTGTCTTGCTTCTTTGGGAAAAATAATAACTTCAATTCCAGAAGTTAAATCTTCTATGTTCATCTTGAACATCTTCATCCCTTTTTTGGTGATCATTTTCTTGCAAGAAGTTATAACTCCACCAATTTTTGCCTTAGAACCAGCAGAGTAATCTGAAAGATCAAAGATTTCAGAATCGATCTTTGGTTTAATAGCATCCCAGACACCCTCTATAGGGTGCTTTGATACGTAAATACCAAGTTCACTCTTTTCTCTTTCTAGGATTTCTAACTCTCTTCTTCTATTCAATTCAATGTCTTCGGTTAAAGATATAAGTTCATCAAAAGCTCCAGATGCAGCCAGATGTTCTATCGTTGATTTTTTTAAAATAACAGAATCGCATCTTCTCATGAAGTCGTGCATTGATTCATAGGGCATATCTGAATTTCTACAATTAATAATTGCGTCTGCTATTGCTGGGCCAATACCGTTGATTGCAGAAAGACCAAAAAGAACTTCTGTGTCAGAAACAACTTCAAAGTCGTGCATAGAAAAATTAATTGACGGAGGTGCTACCTTTATACCAAGGTTTCTACAGTCCGAAAGATATAGTGCTGACTTATCCTTATTTCCAGCAACGGATGTTAGTAGAGCTGCCATGTACTCTGCTGTATAATGAGTTTTTAAGTAAGCAGTGATATAGGAGACCATCGCATAACTTGCTGCGTGAGCTCTGTTAAAACCATAGCCACCAAAGTATTCAATGTCAGAAAATATTTTATTAGCTTTATCTTCTGTGATATCAACCGTTGCTAAGCAGCCGTCAACAAACTTCTTTCTAAGCTTAGGGATTTTATCCATCTGCTTTTTACCGATAACTTTTCTAAGATCATCTGCTTCTGGAACAGTAAATCCAGCTAAGTCCTTAGCAACAGCTAGAACGTCTTCCTGGTAAAGCATGATGCCCAGGGAGTCTTGAAGTGCAGACTTCATTGCAGGGTGTTCGTAGTCTATTGGGACTCTGTTGTGCTTTCTATTTATATAAAGCTTATCCATACCAGAACCCATTGGCCCTGGTCTATAAAGTGATATTAGGGCCATAATGTCTTTAATATCTTGAGGTTGCAGCTGAACCATTAGCTGTCTCATTCCAGATGACTCAAGCTGAAACACGCCTATTGCGTTGCCCTTGCATAGCTCATCAAAAGTCTTTTTATCGTCTAATGGTATTTCATCTAGATTTATTTTAATATCTTTATTTTTTTCCAATAGCTTTAAACAATGATCAATCACACCAAGGTTTCTTAAACCTAAGAAGTCAATCTTTAATAGTCCACACTGTTCAACTCTACCCATATCCCACTGGGTAACGATTGGTGAATCAACACCTTTTTGCATAATGGGTAGGTAGTCCGTCAAAGGACCTCTTGAAATAACAACTCCTGCAGCGTGTACACCAGTTTGTCTTACTAGCCCCTCTAGGCCAAAGGCTGCATTAATGATTGTCTTACTGTCTTCGCTGGATTCGTATTCTTTTTTAAACTCGGTAACCTGCATGCACTCGCCCAGGTTTTTTGAAACTCCTAAAACTGGAGGTGGAACAAGCTTAGAGACCTTATCGCCAGTTGAAAAGTCATGACCAAGTGCTCTCGCTGCATCTCTGATTGATTGTCTAGCACCAGTCTTATTGAAGGTGCAAATGTGAGCAACTCTGTCATGCCCATATTTAGATCTGGCGTAATCAATTACTTTATCTCTATGTCTATCGTCAAAGTCCAAGTCGATGTCAGGCATTGACTTTCTTCCCTCAACTAAGAATCTTTCAAACATTAGTCCAAACTTAAGTGGATCTAAATTTGTAATACCTAAAGCGTACGAAAGGATGCTGCCTGCTGCAGAACCTCTTCCCCAGCCAACTCTAATGTCATTATCTTTTGCCCAGTTAACCAGGTCGGATACCACTAAGAAGTATTCAGGAAAACCCATTTCCTTTACGACTCTTAGCTCATGGTTGGCTCTAGATACGATCTCATCTGAAAGTGAATCTCCATACTTTTTCTTTAAACCAGACCAGACTAATCCATTTAAGTAGGAGTCAACATCTTGACCGTTTTCAATTGGATAGTTTGGAAAGTAGAGATCACCAAAACTTAAGTTAACATCAATCATTTCAGAAACATGAAGAGTATTCTTTAGCCATGATTCATCAAAAGTAGAAGCCATTTCTTCATAAGACTTAAGATAAAAATTATCTCCACTAAAAGAAAATCTATTCTCAGTATAAATATTACTGTTTGTTGCAACGCACAACATAATATCATGGGCGTGAGCATCTTCTTTGTGCACGTAATGACAGTCCCCAGTTGGAACTATTCTTGCACCTATTTTGTTAGCAATTTCTACAAGCTGATTTGTTATCTTCAGCTGTTCGGCTAACCCATGATTTTGAATCTCTATAAAATAATTCTCTTTACCAACAATGTCCTGCATCTTAAGTGCAGCATTTAGGGCAAAGTCGTAATCATTTCTTAAGAGAGCTTGAGCTACTTCTCCGATTCAAGCAGCCGGATAACACAATGATACCCTCTGAATGCTCAGCTATAAGGTCATGGTCTATTCTGGGCTTTACATAAAAGCCTTCTGTGTATGACCTAGAAGAAATCTTTATAATATTTTTATAGCCTACATTATTCTTTGCAAGAATCGTTATATGATATGG